ACATTATTAGCGACTTAACTAAAATATTTAATTTAAACATAGAAGACAATAGTAATAGAAATTTAGCTATAGAACCTTATGTAGATTATATTACTAATACAGTTATAGACTGGACAAATAAAGCAGACTTTAACGAAACAGTTATAGAACCGTTAAACATACCTAAAAATATAAAATTTAGACACGCAGAAGACGACGAAGACTACTATAAAAATAGATACAAACAGTTAAACGGTATAGACTTTGGTGGTTTAGATTTAAGTTTTAACGTACAAAGTGACGAAGAAATAACTATACAAACAGAAGTTTTTTCTGCACCTTATACTAAAAGGTTTTTTAATACATACATACAACACATAACAGAATACGACGACACTTATAAAAGTTATGATAATAAACCACGATTAGTATTTAAAAAAGGCACAAACTTTACAGACGGTAGTTACGAAACTACGTACGGTGGCTTTAGTGAATTAAATACTAAATATGCTAACGCTACTATGTATGACGATAATTTAGAAGACTGTACTACAAACACAGAAACGTTATTATATGGTACAGTATACCAGCAAGACTTTTTAAATGGTGGCTTTACACAACCTATTAATACGCTATTCAATAAATATTGGTTAAGTTATATAAACGAAAACTATACAGAAGACAACGTACAAATACTTAAAATAAATATAAAGCTTACACCTACTGACATTAATAATTTTAAATTCTCTTATAAAGTTAGAATTAAAAACCAACTATATAGAGTAAATAAAATAGAATACAATACAGACGTAACTAAATTAGCTAAAGTAGAATTATTAAGAATATGAGAAAAATAAGTAGCATAGATAAAACTGGTAAAGTATTATTTGTAGACGATAAAGGTACTGGTACTACTATAGGAACTAAAACAGACTGTAACGCTTATGGCTATGACTATAATGGTCGTTTTTGTTATGCTTTTAAAACACAAAAAGACGATAATAAAGACGATAACATAGTACAAGGTTTTGGTAATTCTTTGTCTGGCAAATTGCATAACGTTAATGGTAACGGTAACGAAGTTTTAGCTGGATCTAACGCTAACATATTAGGTAGTAATAATTTAGTACACGCTAACGCTTCAAATAGTGTAACAGTAGGTAAAGGTAATTATACAGAACACTACGGTAGTTTTAACTATAGTGCTTCTAATACTGCTAACCGTTGTAAATTTATGTTATTACAACTGTCTGGAACTACTACAAACGCAACACCTACAGAATTATATATAGGTGGCGAAGTAGCACAACGTTTTATAATAAATTCTGACTTTGAAAGTGCGTACGCTATAGATTATACTGCAGTAGGTTTAAACGCTGCTAGTAATGAGGTATGGACAAACTACGGACACGCTACGTTTAAATATGTAAATAGCACTTTAACAGAAGTAGGACACACAAAGGCGACTACTATACGTGATAGTGCGTTAGACTACGATATAGAATTTGCTGCTATAAATGGCACAGAAGACTATATAGAAATAAAAGTAGAGGGCGAAGCGTCACATACAGTATACTGGAATGTAATATTAAAAGTAACAGAAGTAAGAGTATAATGGAAAAAACAATAAAGTTTAAATTAGTAGGTGATACTATAAAAATAGGTTTTAGTGCTTTAAAAGACACTTTACCAGCTATAACAAGGTATAAACATAAATATATAGGCAAATGGCACAAGAAGAAGTAATAATGAAACTTATTGCAGACGTAGAGGGTGCAAAAAAAGATTTAGAACAAGTAAAACAAGGTGTAGAAGACATAGGTAAAAGCAGTAAAAAGACTGCAGAAGCTACTGGTGGTATTAAAAACGGTATTAAAGGTGTAGGTGTAGCGTTAAAAGCTGCTGGTATAGGTTTAGCTTTAAAAGCTTTTGAAATGTTAGCAGAGGTTTTTATGCAAAACCAAAAAACTGCAGACTTTTTTAACACTACATTTGAAGCAGTAAGCATAGCTATTAATGATTTAGTTAATTTTATATTCGATAACTTTGGTGGTATAGCAGACAGTTTTAAAGAAGTGTTTGAAAACCCAGTAGAAAATATAAAAGCTTTTGGTGACGCTATTAAAGAAAACTTAATAGAACGCTTTAATAGTTTTTTAGATACTATGGGCTATGTAGGTACTGCTATAAGCGAATTATTTAAAGGTAACTTTAGTGCTGCTTCTGACGCTGCTAAAATGGCTGGTAAAGAATTAGTAGACGTAGCAACTGGTGTAGATAATTCTTTTGATAAGATCGTAGAAACTGTAGAAACAGTTGCAGAAAAAGTAGTAGACTATACTAAAGAAACTTTTAACGCTGCTAAAGCAAACGTAGAACTAAAAAAACAAGCAGAATTAAGTCAAGTACAAATACAAGGTTTAATAGAAAAATACGACAGACAAGCAGAAAAATTAAGGCAAGTACGTGACGACGAAAATGCAACGTTTGAAGATCGTATTAAAGCTAACGAAGAACTGGGTAGAGTATTAGAACAACAAGCTACACAAATGTTAGCTTTACAACAAATACAAGTAAAAGCAGCACAAATAGAATACGACAAACTGCAAAACCAAGAAAATTTAATAGCACTAACAGAAGCACAAAACGAACTACTTGCTATAGAAGCACAAATAACTGGTTTTCAATCTGAACAACTAACTAACCAAACAAGTTTACAACGTGAATTACAAGACGTTAAAAAAGAATTAGCGTTAGAAGGTATATCTGAACGTGAACGTGAAATGTTAGAAGTAGAACAACAATATGACGAACTATTTAAACTAGCTAAAAAAAGTGGTGCAGACATTACTGCTTTAGAACAACAAAAAGCTAACGCAATAAGTAAAATTAAACAAGAACAAGCGTTAGCTGATTTAGAAGTAGCAAACGCTAGTTTAGAAAACTTAAAAGGTATTTTTGGCGAAGAAAGTGCAGCTGGTAAGTCAGTAGCAGTAGCACAAGCAACTATAAACACTTATAAAGGTGTGTCTGAAGCGTTAGCTGCTGCACCTCCTCCTTTAAACTTTTTACTTGCTGGTACAACTTTAGCAGCTGGTTTAAATAATATTAAAAATATAGTATCTGTACCAGAACCAGCTTTTGCACAAGGTGGTTTAGTAAATGGTGCTGGTAGTGGTACAAGTGATAGCGTAAGTGCTAGACTGTCTAACGGTGAAAGTGTTATAAACGCACGAAGTACAAGTATGTTTAAACCCTTGTTAAGTGCTATGAATGAAGCTGGTGGTGGTCGTGCTTTTGCTGGTACAGACGGTGTAGGTGGTGTAACTACTGGTGTAGTAAAAGCGTTTGTAGTAGCTGACGATATGACTAAAGAACAAGACAAATTAACGAAAATAAGACGTAAAGCAACAATTTAATATATTATAATATGGCTTGTAACAAATGTAAAGACGGTAAATATAAGTACGGTAATACTGGTGACTGTAAATATAACAGTTTAGAAGACTGCGAAGCAGCTAACCAAACGTACGACATAGTAGAATTAGTAGTAGATGAAGACAACGAAGCACTAGCTATAGACGCTATTAGTTTAGTTACTAGCCCAGCTATAGAAACAGACTTTGTTTATTTTAATGCTAAACAGAATAACTTAACTTTAGCTAAAGTAGACGAAGACAAGCGTTTATTAATTAGCCCAGCGTTAATACCTTATAAAACTATATACCGTTACGACGCACAAAAAGACAAAAACTATTACGTTTACTTTACTGCTGAAACAGTACGTAAAGCAGCTGAGGCGTATATGAAGCACCAAAATACTAATAGTGCTACATTACAACACGAAGAAAAAGTAACTGGTGTACATACTGTAGAAAGCTGGATCGTAGAAGACAGTAAAAACGATAAAAGTAATTTATACGGTTACGAATTACCTAAAGGCACGTGGTTCGTAGCTATGAGGGTATTAAACGACGACGTATGGCAACGTATTAAAGACGGTGAATTAAAAGGTTTAAGTATAGAGGGCTACTTTGTAGACAAAATGCAAACGTTAAGTAAACAAAAGTATGCTGAACCTATAGGCGAAGTAAACGGTTTACCATTATTTGAAAGTGAAGAAGACGCTAAAGCATACGCTAAAACGTTAGGGTGTGACGGTACACACGAACACACTATAGACGGTGATACTTATTTTATGCCATGTAGCGACCACGAAATAGTTAAAAGCTTATTAGAAATAATAGAAGACGACAACGCTAATAAAGAACTATTAGAAAGTTATACAGACTATCCACAAGCAGCAACTAACAACGCTAAAAGGGCTTTAAAATGGGTAGAAAAAAACGGCTGGGGTAGTTGTGGCGAAGCTACTGGTAAACAAAGGGCAAACCAGTTAGCAAATCGTGAACCGATTAGTAAAGACACTATAGCACGTATGGCAAGCTTTAAAAGACACCAACAACATAAAGACGTACCGTATAGCGAGGGGTGTGGTGGTTTAATGTGGGATAGCTGGGGTGGTTCTGCTGGTGTGAACTGGGCAATAAGCAAACTAAAAGAATTAGACAAATAAAACATTTTAACAAATTTTATATATTATAATATGCAAGACAAATTTTTTACAGAACTATCGAAGTTTAAGACTACTGAAAAAGTAGAATTAGCTTTAGTAGACGATTTTAAAAAACTTTTTACCGAAGCAAAAGGTATGGACAAAGTTTTTGCAAAAAGAATAGCGACTTTAAGAAATGAATATTTAGACGCTAGAGGTTTAGCAATGAAAATGGAAGATACATATAAAACTGCTGAACTAGACGTGGCTGATATGAAAGATTTAGTTAGTCGTATAGAAAAAACTACTATAAAATTAATTGCGTCTGCTAAAGAATTAGGTATAGACCCTAAAAGTATAGACGGTGTAAGTGAAGTAGTAAAAATTGTAGAAAGTTTAGAAGACGATATAGATACATTTGAAAAACAAGAAAACGATTTTAAACAAATGATAAACGCAATATAAAAATGGATATTAAAGAACGCATAAAAGTAGCACTAGGTTTAGATACCGAAGCACAAGAAACTGTAACACTAGCTTACGAAAACAAGTTAGCAGACGGTACTATTATAGTGTCAGAAGCAGACGAATTAGTAGAGGGTACAGTTTTAAACATTTTGTCAGAAGACGGTGTACAAACACCTTTACCAGCTGGTAACTACGCATTAGAAGACGGTACAGAATTTACTACAGACGAAAGTGGTGTAGTATTAGAAGTAGGCGAAGCTAAAGAAGAAGAAGTAGTAGAAGAAGACGAAGTAGAAACTAAAAAAGAAGAAAAAGAAAAAGCTAAATATAGTGAAGCTGCAATATTTGAAGAAGTAGGTGCAGTAGTACGTGAATTACTACAAGAAGTTAGTGGTGATATTGCACGTATTAAAGCTGAATTAGACGAATTAAGAGGTGAAAACCTAGCTAAAGACGAAAACATTTTAGAAATACAAGAAGAAAATGTAGAACTGTCTAAGCAACTAAACGATCTACAAGAAGAACCAAGTGCTGAACCTTTGAAAGTAAACAAGTTTTCAAATCATAACGCACCTAAAGTAGAATTAACAAAAGCAGAATTTAAACAACTTTCTGCAAAAGAAAAATATTTTTATAACTTAAATAAATAATAATTATGGGATTTTCGATTACATCAAATTTCGCTGGTGAACACGCTGGACAGTATATAGCTGCTGCGTTAAAGTCGGCAACGTCTTTAGAATACTTGACAGTATTAGAGAACGTTAAAAAAAGAAACATTACTAAAGTAGCTGGTGCTTCATTAGTAGCTGACGCTACTTGTGACTTTACTGACGCTGGTACACTTACATTAACTGAAAGAATTTTAGACCCTAAAGAATTTCAAATTAATGTAGACCTTTGTAAAAAAGATTTATTAGCTGACTGGCAAGCTGCACAAATGAGGGCTGGTGCACACAATAGAGGTATGTCTGACGACTTTACTGCTTTTGTTATGTCTTACCTATCGTCTACTATTGCAGACCACGTAGAAAGTAATATCTGGGCTGGTAACACTGGTACTGGTGGTGAATTTACTGGTTTTATGCACGCTGGTAACGGTTTGTTTGAAAACGACGCAGCTATCGTAGAAGCTGACAATAGTGGTGGTGCTGGAACTGCTTTTACTGCTTCTAACATTATTGCAAATATGCAAATTGCTATAGCAGCAGTACCTAGTGCAGTATACACTAAAGAAGACTTATACTTGTATATGTCACCAAAGTCTTACAGATTTTACATTAGTGCTATTTCTGCACTGTCTGCGTTTCCTTTTAACCACATGGGTCAATATACGCCAGAATTTGAAGGTGTTAAAATTGCAGTATGTAACGGTATGGTAGAGAATAAAATGGTAGCTGCACAAGCTTCTAACTTATTCTTTGGTACTGACTTACTATCTGACCACACAGAAATTAGAATGTTAGATATGGCTGATTTAGACGGTTCTGACAACGTTAGAGTAGTAGCAAAATATACTGCTGGTGTACAACACGCACAAGGTGGTGATATTGTAAGATTAGACTAATTAATAATATAGTATAGTAGTGAGGGTGTAATGCCCTTGCTACATACATTTAAAACAAAATAAATATGGCTTGTGAATTAACAACTGGAAGAACTTTAGACTGTAAAGACATTATCGGTGGTATTCGTGCAGTTTATTTTTGTCAATTAGCTGACGCTACAATAGTTAGTAGTGGGGGTGCTATAACTGATTTAGATCTAGCACCAGCACCATTATACAAATATAACTTAGTACGTGGTACTGGTAGTATGACAGAAACTATTACTGCAAGTGCTGACAACGGTACTGTATTTTACGAACCGTCTGTAAACATTAAACTACATAAATTAACTGTAGCTGATAGAAACGAAATTAAACTATTAGCACAAAACAGACTTTTAATCTTTGTTGAAACTAACGCAGTAGACGCAAACGGTAAAAGACAAATATGGTGTTTAGGTTCAGAAAACGGTATGGAATTAACAACTGCTACTGCTAATAGTGGTGTAGCTTTTGGTGACATGAACGGTTACGACTTAACATTTGTAGGAATGGAAAGTAACCCTAAATTATTTGTCAATGCTTATACTAGCGTACCTTTTGACAATGGCGACTTTACTGTAACAGTAACAGAATAATATATATAAAACTTAATAAAAGAGGGCTTTTAGCCCTTTTTTTTTGGTTTAAACTTAAATAAATTAAGATTATTTATATATTATAATATGCTACATATAATTAAGGGTCAAGTAAACAACATACCAGTAACATTACACGAAAAACGTGTAAACAATAGTGGTACTACAGTTTACTATTATATGAAGCTTGTAAATGATATGACTAAACAAGAATATTTTACGTATGGTTCTATGACACATTACGCTAGATATTCTAATTTTGCTTTTAACGACGCAGTAGGATCACCCCCAAACACTTTACCAAGTCACGACGGTTTTTATACATATACTATATATGAAGTAACCAGTAACACTTTTGGTAATGACGGTGACGCTTCGTTAAACGATACTTTAGCAATAGAAAAAGGTAAAGCGTTTATAAATAACAACGACATTACAGAAGTTAGTTATACACAGTATACACCTACAGACAATAAGAACACAACTAATAGTAACACAGTATATTTAAACATTTAAAATGGATATAAACTATAATAAAAAAGTAGCTAAAGAATTAGATAGAATTACTTTAAAAGCAGAAAAAATAGAATTAGGTAGTGTAAACGAATTAAAGCAACAAACAAAAATTGTAGATAATACTTATAGTGAAGTAAACAGTTTACATAATGAATTTAAAAAAGCTATTGACAAATTAGACAAACAAGCAGAAGAAGTAAGACGTTTACACAATGACGCTGAAAAAATTGCAGACAAAAGTTTTTTTGCTTTAGATGATTTTGAAAAAAAAGCTAAAGATTTAGGTGTAGATTTTAAAAGTAAAGAATATAACGAATTAGACCAAGCTACTAAAAGTTTAATTAATATAGTAGAACGAGGTTATCAAATTTTAAAAGGTAAAAAATAAATAAAATGGCTTATAAAAACACAGTAGACTTACTAAACGAACAACTAGGTAAAAAAGGAACAGTAGAAGTATTTACAACTGCTGCACAAACGTCTAAAGACTTTTACGCAGTACATTTTGTAAACGAAAGTGTAATCACTAACTGTACTATTACTGGTGCTACAAACGACAGTAATTTAGACGGTAAGACTATACCAGCTGGTACAGTAATATTTGCTCCTTTTACTGCAATAGATTTAGCAAGTGGTTTAGCTATCGGATATAACAACTAATATATGTTTTTAGCTAACGCTTTAAAATTACAAACTAAAGTAAGTGCTGGTATTAATTTACTAGACATTACTGGTTTACAAGTATGGTTAAAAAACGATACAGACATAACATTTGACGGTAACGGTGTTTCTGAATGGCAAGACCAAACAAGTAACAACAACCACGCAGTACAGTCACGTGACGGTAATAAACCAGCTTATAACGCTGGTAGGGTAGTTTTTGACGGTTCAGACGATACTTTACTTTTATCGTCAGAAGTTAATTTAGGTGCTTTTACTATTATTTTAGCTTGTGATTTAGACGAAGCTGGTACACTATCTAACGACGGTGCTTTAGGTAGGGCTGGTAACGACGTATTAAAATTATATAGAGGTTCTGACGACGAACGTATAGGTTTAAGGGCTAACGGTGTAAATTATGAAATTAACCCTATGTCTACTGCGTACCCTACTACAAAATTTTTACTAACTTGCACACGTAACGCTAGTAGTGGTTTATGGTCTACTAGAATTAATGGTAGTGCAGTAGGTAGTGTAGCTACAACTATTACAGACTTATTTGACGTAACACAAATAGGTAGTGGTGACATATCTAATACGCAGTATAGTGGCGACTTAAACGAAGTAGCTATCTGGAATGTAGAACTAACTGGTAGCGACTTAACGAACGCAGAAGCAGACATAACAAGTAGAAACGGTATATAATGAAAGACAGACTAATAAACATTAATCTAACTAACGAAGTACAACCTAAAACAATAGAAGTAGGTGGTGCTGAATGGGTAGGTTACGGTGACGGTGACTATAGAAACTTATACCCTAAATACTTAATAGACTTATATAACAATTCTGCTACACACGCAGCTATTGTAAACGCTACAAGTGCTATGATAGCTGGCGAAGACTTTATAGTAGAAGACAATAAAGACTTACAACAATACGTAGCTATTAAAAAGTTTTTAGGTGCAGTAAACCCTACAGAAAACGCACACGAATTATTTGTAAAGTTAGCTTTTGACTTAAAACTACAAGGTGCTTACGCACTAAATGTAATATGGTCTAAAGACAAAACTAAAATAGCAGAAATACACCACGTACCAGTAGAACAAATTAGAGTAGGTACACCAGACGAAGACGGTAAAATACATTGTTACTATATGTCTGCTGACTGGTCGCAGTATCGTAAAAAAGAATACGCACCTAAAAAAGTAGCAGCGTTTAATATGCAAGATCGTAGCGAGGGTAGTCAATTATTATATACTGGTTTATATTCACCAGCTATGGAAATATACCACACACCAGACTATGTAGCTTCTACTAACTGGGTGCAAATAGATAATTTAACAAGTGATTACCATTTAAACAATATTACAAACGGTTTTAGTGGTTCTTACTTTATTAACTTTGCTAACGGTGTACCGACACGTGAAGAACGAGTACAAATAGAACGACAAATAACTAAAAAATTTACTGGTGCTAATAACGCTGGTAAGTTTGTATTGACGTTTAGCGACGACGCTAATAGCAAACCAGAAATAATACCTATACAAGTATCTGACGCAGACAAACAGTATACTGTACTTAACGAATTGACTATACAAAACATAATGATAGGTCACCGAGTTACTAGCCCTATGCTATTAGGTGTTAAGACAGACGGTCAATTAGGTGGTCGTAGTGAATTAGTACAAGCGTATGAGTTATATATGAATAGCGTTATAAAACCGTTCCAGAACGTTATTTTAAAGACGTTTAAGAAGCTTTTAAATATAAATGGTATAACTGCTTCATTTAGCATAAAAGACGTGCAGCCGTTAAATTCTATGTTTGACGCTGACACATTAAAAGAAGTGCTAACGCAAGACGAAATACGTGAAGAATTAGGTTTTGAAGCTTTACAAGAAGAAGAAGAAACTGTAGCAGAAGAACAAAACTTTAGTAAACAAACTGAATTAGACAAGTTTATAGCTGAATTTGGCGAAGACGAAAATTTAGAAGACTGGCAATTAGTAGACGAAGACGACGCAGAAGAAGAACACGAAGACTTTGACTTTGAATATAATTTAGAAAAATTAGAATTAGCTACTACTGGTAGGGCTATACCTAACGCTAAAAGTGAACAAGACGGTGTAAGTACACAGACACATAAAACTAAATTTAGAGTACGTTATGTGTATACAGAAGACAAAAACTTAACTAGAAGTAGTGGGCAACAACGTGAATTTTGTAGTAAAATGATGACTGCAAATAAAGTATACCGTAAAGAAGACATTATACGTATGGGTACTATGGGTGTTAATAAGGGCTGGGGTCTAAACGGTGCAGACAACTACAGTATATGGCACTTTAAAGGTGGTGGTAACTGTCACCATAGGTGGTACAGACGTATTTATATACAAGCTGGTGCAAAACCTAGCAACGCAGACAAAGTAATAAGCACTACTAAAGCACGTAGTCAAGGTTTTAAACCAGAAGTAAACGATCAAGAAGTACCAGTAGCACCAAAGCGAATGGACAAAAACGGTTTTGTAAATAAAAAAGGATATTAAAAATATGAGTTATTTTAAAAATTTAAGTGAAGAAAAAGACAGACTAAATTTGAAGTCTAAAAAAGTAGAATTAGGAATGTTTGACGATATGTTAAAATTCGAAAAAAGAGCAGAAGATTTATTTAGTGACGTTAAAGATAGATTACAAAAAGCACAAACGTCTGTAAAAGAAGTTAAAAGAAATTACGAAATAGCAGAGGGTATTTTAGATGACGCTATGAAAATGGCAAAAGATTTAGGTGCTAAAGATTTAATAAAATTATACCAAAAAAGACAAGCGTCTATAAAAGGGGGAATTAAAGAAGCTAACGGACTTTTAAAAAAAATAAAATAATGAACGAAAAAGAATTAAATATAGCACTAGGTAAACTATTTAACGGTATAGAACTAGACACCCACAAAGTAGAGTTGTCTACATATTCTGATATGTTAAACCATAACAAAACTATAAAAAAAGAATTACCTAATAAGCAGTCTGATATTAATAATGAATTTAGTACATTAAGAAGAAGAATAAAACTAGCTTTAGACTTTGCTAAAACTGCGTTAGATACTTTACAAGATGATACACAAAAATTTGAAAAAGAAATTAAAGAGTTAGGTATGAACGCTAACGACAATAAAGACTATAAAGACGCTATTAAAACAATAGCACACGCAAAAGAAGAAGTAAAGTATTATACTAAAGCGTTAAACGCAGTTAAAAACTTTGGGTAAACTATGGCAGTATTATTTATAAGCGAAGACACTATAAAAAAGTCTACTACTATTAACGGTAATGTAGACGTAGAACTATTGTTACCATACATTAAGGTAGCACAAGACATACACGTACACCAGTTGTTAGGTACTAAACTATACGACAAGATACAAACGCTTATAACTGCTGCAACTATTGACGACGGTGGTAATGAAGACTACGAAACGTTAGTAGATCAATATATACAACCAGTATTAATACACTATAGCTTATACGAATGTGTACCGTTTCTGTCTTACAAAATTATGAATAAAGACATAGTACGTAAGATTAGCGAAACAAGTACACCAGCAAGTTTAGAAGACATAAAGTATATGCGTAATATTATACAGAATACTGCTGAATACTACGCTACACGTTTAGTAGACTATATTAGACACAATACGGACAAATACCCAGAATATAGCACGAACACTAACGAAGATTTAAACCCAACTAAAGACACATACTTTAGTGGTATGAATTTAGACACATACGAACAACACAGTAGAATAACACTACGTGACTTTTTAGACGGTAGTTTTGACGTATAAACCAAAAAAAGAAAACATACAAAAGCTTAAAAGCTATTTAGATAAAAAAAATGAAAAATCTGATACAACAAAACGCAGACGTACTAGGGCTAAATAGTATAAGCTTAATGATTAGCTTTACAGAAGTAGAACAATTTTTACAAATTATTCTTTTAAGTATTTCTATTATA